TTAAAATACGTGTTTTTCCAGCAATACCGTTACCGGCTTTTGCTACGTTAAAGTTTGCTGCTAATTGTACGCTGCCTGCTACACCAGCGCCTGATGTTACTGAACCACCTGTAAAGTCTGCCATGATATGTTCTCCTTGATCAATGATCCCGCTCCGGGATCGGCAATTTCAGGAACCACCTTGATTCCTGTAAAAGTATTTATATGAGATTGGAAAAATCAGCAGTATTCAGTAGTTAATCGGCTCTAAATGGAGTCCAACGATCACGCGGTACTAGTTTTACAGCATCAGCAGTACTCATATAACCTTCACCACCAGGTTTGCCACCTGTGTTTGCAGTTATGTCTCCTTCGGCAGCATCAAGTTCAGCAATGATTTCATTTTTGGCTTTCATTATTTCACTGACTAATAAAAATAGGCCTTCAAGTGCGCCACTGTTTGCATCGGATAACTCTATGATTTTCTGTTGCTTAGGAGCACTGACCTTGCTGGTCTTGAGCCAGTTAAAGAACATATCTGGGCTTAGTCCATCTAGAGCCTTGGCCTTGGACTGAGCATTAACAAAGGTATAGATAATGGTCTGTAGATCGCTGAGTCCTGGAGTCGGGCTTAGAAGTTTGTCAATTTTTGCAGAATACTCGTTGCTGTATTTTTCTATTAGTCCAATGTTATCTGCATTTACCGCAGGCTGCGTAGTTACATAGGTCTGGCCAAATACCACCAATTGTGGATTGGCATTCAATTGCTCGACATCACGAAGATCATCACCAGTCTTGTCACCAAAGTAGTCTAGATGTTTGTGTGCGGCCACGGCCACTTTGGACTTGGCAATTCTACGTCCAACTTCACTGCCACCCTTGACGCTGTAAGTAGTTTGATTGGGAGTAAACGACATCTTACCATCAGCACCTTGATAGGGCTTGCCTGGATGGAATAGAATATCTCCATAGACATAGCCGCGGAAGTCGTTGGGAGTACCTGCTTCAAAGATAGGCCATAGTGCTGCCATATCGCTGGCAAAACGTTCTCGCCAATCTTCGCCTTTACCGCGACTCATAATAAACTGTTGTAGTTCTTCTGGACTAGAGCTCTTACCTTCTTCGCGCCCCCAATTGTTTTTACCTACCATACGGAAGGTTCCATCTTCGTCACGACCCCAATAGACAGTGGGATTACCGTCCCACTTAATACTGACGTTTTTAGCATCCTGCGCTAGGTTTTTCAGCACAGTGATAGCACGTTTAGCACCACTGGGTTCAGTGAACACTAGATCTTCTAGGTGATTAAACTCACGTCCCACTTTCTTGGGAGGGGGGGCTTCTTCTTTGACCTTGTATCTAGGAATAGGTGCGTGTCCTCTAGAAGGCCGTGTGCCTTTGCGTGAACTGCGCTTTTGGTCAACTCCTAGTGCTGCTTCGGCTGTGAATTCAAATGCTCTCATTTCACAGCTTCCATCATTCTTCGGAACCAGGCAGGTGTACCAGTCTGTTTGCTTTCGAAAGAAATTGTGTTCTCTGGCAGGGTAATACCTTGTTTGCCCAGTGTTTCTCTTGCGCCTGCTACTAGTTCTTCGTAGTTGGGTAATTTTTTAATAAAATCCAAAATGTTGTCTACTGACTGTATGTCTTTTACTGTGGCAGTTTGTCCTAATAAGACTTTGGCAATTTGATTCCAATCATTGCCGTTGGGCAACAACTCGTCAGTTTGTGGATTTAGTATACCGTGTTTTGGACTGTACTTCATACCTCTTGCGCGGGCAATTGAGCTCAGTACGATATGGCGGTGTTCACCACGATATTCACCTTTTCCACCAATCATCGATCCCTGTTGGAATTTGGGATTGGCTGAAAACATAAAATCCGCCTGTACAAATCCGTTTGCAGGATCGCCTTTGATGGGCACCTTCCAGTGTACATTATCTCCGCTGAGTTTGATATTTTCTTTGCCAAACTGACTGATTAACTTTTCTGCAAATGATTTCTTATCTACTTCGTTGGCATCAACTGATAAGTCTAGATCGCCTGAACTGTTTTTTTCAAACGTGCCATCTGGATCTTCTTTGCGGCCTGTGGTGCCCAACCATTTCACCGGTTTTTTGTCATCAAGGTTTTTTTCTTTGGTAAAGTCTAGACCTGTGATTTTTTCAATGTATATTATGGTTTCTTCAACATCGCCCGTAGCAATACGCTGTGTTAATGATTGTTTATCTGGGCCTTTGAATACGTTGCCCCCTTCAGATAGATTAGTTTTCATTGCTTTCATCTAGTTTTCTTTTCTGTTTACGTGATTCTGCGATTCTGCGAACACCTCGGGTAAATTTACTAGGATCCTGTCCTTTTATGGCATTTATTAGACGGCGTTCAAGTTCGTCTGCTGATTCAGCATCATAGTGCTTGTGTATGCTTTCTAACAGATTGATAGCAGAATTGATAATATTGGTGGCACGACTTTCGATGAGGCTGTCTGTGCTGCGTACTTCAGCAATACTATTAAGTTCCTGCAGAATTGATCTGGTGCGAAGTTTCATAAACGTTTCCTATCGTGTATTTAACTCATTTTAAACAATAATAACATTGTACTGAAAAATGTGCGATTGCACAAGAGCCGGATAAATAACTCAGTAGAAACACTGAGTCTACACAAACACACAGGAAAACACAATGAAATACGTATCAGATCGAATGTTAGCCATCCTAGAACGGCTATCCGAAATGTTCCCAGGATCTAGCTACCAAAGCCGCTTAGATGCTTATCTAAGCACCAAAGGCATTACCGATGCCGCACAGTTGGAAACCTACATCCGACAATTTAATTCTCAAAAGGAAAGTTATCTATGAAAAACTTTTTAAACACTCTCTACGAAATTTGCATAGGCATTGGACAAGCAAGAGCCGCTGCTGCTATGGCTCGTGCTGGTATGCATGAAGAAGCCAAAGCAATTATGATGGCCAAATGACAATGCTGCACTGCAAGAGATATATACACTATGAATTTAGTTTATATACACGGTGCCAGTGCTACCAGCGAAAGTTTTAACTACATTAGAAGCAAATTAGGTGATGGTATTGCCATCAACTATGACAGCCGGAATGGGTTTGAAAACAACCTAAAAGATATACTTGCTCAATTGGCTGATGTTAACGACATAGCATTTATAGCACATAGCCTGGGTGGCATATATGCCTTGCACATTGCCAATGCTATCCCTAGTCAGGTTTTAGGTGCAGTTACTCTAAGTACACCTTATGGTGGCGCCGAAGTAGCCGATTACGCACAATACTTCCTGCCTTTCAGCAGGCTCATGCGTGATATTGGTCCTAACAGTTGGGCAATGAAGCAGGCCAGAAAGATAAACATCCAACATCCGTGGACTAACATTGTTACCACTGCAGGTCAAAGCCCCTTTATGATAGCAGCAAATGATGGTGTTGTGACAATCAATAGTCAGCGGCATCACAAAGATATGGAATTAGTAGAGATAGATTACAACCACTACGAAGTTGTGCTAAGTGACGAAGTGGTTGAACTTATCAAAGAACGAGTAAAAAAGTTCAGAAAATAAGTTGCTTTTACATCACTAGGCATATATAATAAGTTAACAGCGAAAAAGAAGTAGTTGTTAATTTACAGACATTAACACACAGGAGATTATTATGTCAAATCAATTCGAAACACCAAAGCTACCAGAAGTTAAATTCAACAAGAACGGCTACGAAATCCGTACGGACATTCTTGGTATGGCCAAAGACCTAGTAAGTGATGACTTTCATGTCAAATTCCAAGGTTGGGAAATGACTGCTGCTCGTGATGAGAAGACTGGTCAGATCGTCACCACAGTAGGCATGCCAAGCCATCCAGGACTAGACAAAGTTCTAGAAACTGCTGAAAAGATGTACGCTTTTGTTAATAGTGGTACAAAGAAGTAAATATTACTTTATAGAGTTATTGGCCGCATAGCGGTATATTATATTATAGTAAATGAAAAAGGACCTTCGGGTCCTTTTTCTATGTGCGTAGCTTGGCCAGTCTTAAGAACTGTAGAATTTGTATGTAGGTCCAACCTATGTCAATTTCCCACCAACGGTGTTTGAATTTGGCGCTGGCTCCATCTGCGTGGTGATTGTTGTGCAATTCCTCGCCGCCAATCCATATGCCCCAAGGCACAAGATTACGACTGGTGTCTTTGGTATCAGTGTTGCGATAGCCAACCCAATGTGCCAGTCCGTTGACCACACCAGCTGCCCACAATGGTATCCAGATCATTTGAATACCCCACACTA